GGCATAGCCTCAATGTAACGACCTGCATATTCCTCAGCAGGGCCATTATCAGGATTCTTGCCTACCTTTAGAGCTGGACTATTTTTAGTCGTTGCTTTAATTTGAGTAGCCATTATTTGCTCCCAGGTTTCTGGTTATGTGCTCTAGCCAAGTTACGACCAACTGCTTTCATAGCTTTACTGGTCACTCCACCTTTAGCCATTTTAGTAGGCTTCATACCTTGGTGCATGTGTTTTTCATGCTTGTGAACTTCTTTTGCAGCTTCTTTATCTGCAATCTTTGTTACTTGTTTCTTGTCCATTTCAAACTCCTACGTTGTCGTGATTGTTACTTTACCTACTGCCCATTTAGGATTGAGATCATTTGGTGTCAAACCATCATCAAAGTTTCTCGATCCGCCAATAGGTTGCCACCCCCATTGTATTTGCCTACTGCCGTCTTGTGGGAATCCTGACTGTTGCTTGCACGTTCCGCAACCAACTTGTGTCATTAAACCACTAACGCCAGACTGGTAATAGCTCTTGTCATTCCTTGGATCCCTGACCGCTTGTGGATCATTTACTGGATACAAACCTAACGACAACTGGGGCTGATCTGGATCCCAACATGTTGGACATACCTTGATGTTGAAAAGCCGAGTCTTGATGATCTCTTTCTTCAGCTCTTTGAGCATGTAGCGCTGACCGCACCGATCACACTCCGCAATTGCATACTTGCCTGATGCAAACCTATTTGGCATGTCTATCTCACATAGAACATGTTGCGAGGTACAAATCGGACAGGAGCAGTCTCTCTATCCTCTTGAGCCGCTAGATCATACTGCTGTTCATAATCCGCCTTCAATCCCATGATTCTGTTTGGATCAGTACCAGGTATCTTCATTGATAGGTAATATGAAAGTCCTGCAACCATTGCAGGGATAAATCTGAACGGTATATCTTGTATCTCGATACCATTGCCCGAATCTTGGACTCTACGCATTCTCCAATATACGAATACATATCCACCCCCTGCATTTGGTGCTGGCCATACATTAATGTTTGGCAACCAATTCTGGTATACCAAAGTCCCCACACTATGGTCTGCGGCAGTTGTTCCGTTTTGTCCACGGAAACAGTTCTGCAACTGCGTACCATAGTTAACATTGGAATAGTAAATAGTCTCATTGTCTAGGTTGATAAACCCTGATGAGGCTAAAGGAGTAGTCGTAGTGACGTTAATAACAGTATCTGTAGACAAGACTGCACTAGAAACTGTTACCGATGTAGCGTTTACATTACCACTTTGACGGTTAAACCATACCTGAATAGGACGTCCTTGCGTCAATTTATTGGGTAAAGTCGAGTATGTTGATTCAGAAATACGGCTGATATTGACGTCTGTTTGGTTGGACGTATTGCCCTGATACTGTCGAATCACATGATCCAACAAGTCAATCGTATCAACTGGGACGGGATAAGCTACCTGTCCAGTTACCATTGGAATAGCGCCTTCTTCAACCGTCCACAAATTAATGCCTCGGTTAGCCCATTCAATGGTCAATAGATTCAAACTGCGCCTTGCAGTCCTAAGATCATATCCAGTACGCAACTGAGAACCACAACGCTCAAAAGCCTCCTCAACTAAATCATTTACATTTAGATTAAAGGAGGTCGTTCCAGTAGTCGTTGTGGATATTGGATAGCTCATTTGCTTGCCATTCTCATGTTGTCAACCAAATTTGGATACCTTCTGCCAGCTTTCTTAGCAGCCTTTTTAGCAGCTGCTTTCTTTTCTGGACTAAGCTTTTTATGCTTTTTTTTGGGGTTGGGTTTATCCCAGACAACGCCGCCTTCTTTGTAGACTTCTACATCGTTAGGATTATCCTTACGATGTATGATCTTCTTACCAGGCATTTTAGAGGGATTGATATCCCCCATGCCGCGGCTTGCCATCATAGATATCTACCCTTGGTACGGCCCTTCATGGCAATACCATCTGCACGTTTAGATGCTGAACTAACATGACCACCAGAAGCCATCTTCTTAACGTGATGATGCTTAACCTTACCACCCTTTTTCATGGGCATACCAAGCATACTCATGTCTTTAGGCTCATCTGTTGGAGGAGCTTTTCCTTGGTAAGTGAATCCCATAGAGTCATCATCTGTATCAGCAGGCTTTCTAGAAACATAATTGGCAGTAGTCAAATCTTGACCTGCTTTGTTTCCAGCGTAATCAGATTGTGCTTTGTTCAAATTACGAACAATAGCCTCTCTTTCTTCGCCTGAAGCTGCTGACTTCTTAGCCGCATCAAGTGCATTCTTGTAGAAAGCAATGTTCTTACCCTGAGTTTCTCTCTCAGTATCAGGCATTTCTTCCTTCATCTTAGTGGTGTAAGTTTTACCATTAAAGGTAAAAGTCTTATCACCTGCATCTCTTGCTGCTCTAAAAGCTTTACCAAATGCACTTGTTGCCATGATAGCTCCTTACTTGTGACTCATGCCACCGTAGCACATAGCTTTAACGTGCTCGTGGTGCATCTTGTGACCATGACTATGCTCATGGTACATGTGCTTTACTTTGTGTTGCTCATGCATATGATCATGTCCATGACCGTAGTGGTGCTCAACGTGATCCACATTGTGCTTGTGGTGTGGAGCTGCTTCGTGCATTTCTTTGTGGTGTTTCATTAGATCATCCTACCTTTCATCTTAGGTTGCATTGCCTTTGTGTGGCCCTTCTTTTGAACAGGGTGCTCACCATGTTTCAAATGACCGCCAGCTTCAACGTGCTTCATGTGTGTTTCTTTAACATGACCGCCAGTAGCCATTTTCTTCACATGAGCTTTACCGCCATGCTTATAGTTACCAACGTCATTGCCCTTCATCTTCTCTTCCAAAGCACGGGTATGACCACGCTTTTGAACAGCATGTTCGCCATGCTTAAGATGCTTTTCACCTGCTTCAATTTCAGGATCCTCAACTGGGCCACCGTGAGCCATCTTCTTCATGCCACCTTTGTGCATATGGAGATGATGCTCTGCCATAGCCAAGTGATGATGAGCCAATGTCTTATGGTGTTCTTTGCTCAAGCCACCATGCTTCATGCCCATAGGAGCAGCACCAGGCATTTGAGCTCCCATCATAGGAGTAGCAGCTACCGTAGGAGCTGGACGTCTTGCGGCCATCTTCATGGCTCTAACTGCGTTAGGATTGATTGGCATATCTCCACCTTTTCTAAAATGTTTGCCTTTATCGGCTTCTACAAAGTCCTTACCCACGGATTGCGGTATTCCTACCTTCTTGGCCATCTTTGGATTGTGGGCAACCATTTCCATAAGACGGTGTTGCTTAGCTGATTTACTTGGCATATCAACAGTTCCAAGCTCTCAAAGACTTGTTGATCCTACTATTAGGATCTTTTGCAGTCTTTGTTGAAGTTAATTCTCTCTTCATGCCTTCCATTCTGGCGCAGAAAGAATCCCTACGCTTACCGCCTTTTGGCTGGGGAGGTTTTAAATTCATCCCCTGTTTCTTAGCGGAAGCACGACCCTTTGCGTTTAAACCGCCGTTCGGGTTCTTACCCTCTTTGCGTTGCCAAGCTGGGGTCGTTGCCATGTTATGCGCTTCCAGAGTCCGAGTTGAAAACCTGATATCCCTCAACAACAATACCAGCACCAACTGTTCCTGTGCCAATCTTTAGCTGATACTGAATATCAGTCTTAGGGCCAAACTGGAATGGAATACTTTTGGTCACAATAAAGTTATTGACGAAAGGCTCTTGCAACACACTTAACTGAGCACCAGAAATACTGTTATAAGATACAGCTTGATATACAAGTGTAGATGTTCCTGATGCCGTGTAAGCGTTGTTAGTGTTAATTGTTACTTGAGTAAAGTAAAAATTACAGTTGTTTGGAACGGTATAAACCGCCATCTGACTCTTGCCAATACCAGCATTAATGTACGCATAAACATTGGTGTTTGTTGCTGTACAAGTAATCTGACCAATATTGGTTTTTTGTGATCCAGCTGGGGTGTTTAAAACCAATCCCTGAATTCTTAGATAGTTATTTACAGTAGTAGCAGTAGCTCCAGAGCCACCACTAGCCATAATAACAATCTCAGAAATAGGATTAAAGTTCTTGTCCAAACCATTAACAATAATAGTTGCACCAACATCTGATGCGCTATTACTGCCAATCGTCATTACAGAAGGACTGGTCAAATAAGCTGGATATGTAGCAGCAGTTTCCCAAATTGGAATGAATGAAGTTCCAACTGATGCTTGATATCCAAAAATATTAATAGCACTGTGTTGTGCTATCTGACCACGAGCTACTTGTAGGGCAAACGGTTCCGTCTTCCCGTTACGGGTGATGGAAGAAGTTTGTGCAGACATAATTAATCTCCTTTAAAGAGGGGGCCGAAGCCCCCGATTAATTAGTCAAAGTTACCGTAGGGGTAAGTTGTAGAGTTACCGATGTTCATGTCATTCTGGTTGTAACGAATTGTTACTTCAACTTGACCAGAAGAAAGACCAGCTACTGAAGTAGTCATCTTCAATGTAACAACAACTTGAGAGAACCATGAAGGTTGTTGACCAGGCTGCAAGTTTTGGAAATCTTGCAATGTGGCGTTGCTGTTTGTTAACTGTGAGCCAACATAAGTACCTGTGTATCTTTGAGCAGCAGGGCTAGAGATATTGGCAAATGTTGCATACACGCCAGTAGATGTTGCAAAGTTATTTGAAACATAAGGCTGGATAGCGGTCACAGCCAAAGGTGTGCCAGCACTATCTTTAGGTATTGTACCAATGTCAAGGATAACATCGGTAATGTTACAGCTATAGGGCAAATAGAATACTACGCCACGATAAACTGTAGTTGTAGCATCAGCCGTAGGAGCCGTAGCTACCGTTGGGCCTGTTGCGCTATACACGCCAGATTGAGGCGTATAAATAACACCATTGCTATTTGGAATGTTGTTCGAAGCTACAAACTGACCAGAACCACCACCATAGTTAGCGGTATTAGCCGTTGTAACTGAAAAATCCAATAGAGCTGTTTGAACTAAATCTGTATAGCCAATATCTCTAACGGGGCCAAATCTATTGTCACCCGATAGGATTGGGCCTTCAAAGGTACTGCGTCCCATAATAATTCCTTATGCAAAAGTCTCTTGTTAATCGTTGCATCGTCTGCTGGGCCAGTAGCAACAAGAGGAAAACTCCCAGATGCTTAATATTACTACTTTTTAAAATTAATGCAAATGTTTTTTACAATAAAAAAGCCCCGCTTTTTAGGGCGGGGCCAAAAGCTCAGGGGGGAGCTTTTAATTAATAGGAACCGTAGATTCCCAATGGATCAGACCATCCGAAGCTATAACGCTCACGAGACTTGTAACGAACGTTACCAGTATCGAAGTCACCATCCATGCTATTTTGCAAGGGGGTGCGAACGAAGTGCTTCATACCGTTAGGTACATCAGTAGTCAAGAACCAAGCATTGGTAGCTGTCAAGAAGTGGTTAATGGTGTAACCCTCTGGAACAGAACCGTTGTTCTTGATAGCGTTGATGTCGTTGTTGTTTGTACCAACACGCAATTCAGTATCGAGCAAACGAGTTGCAACGAACTGGAGAGCAGGAGGAACAATCAACTTCTGGGGACGGGCAGCGATCAATAAGCCACGCTCATCTGTCCATGCAGCGATTTGAATAACTGCATTTTCCAATGCGGTTTCATTCAAGTCAGCAGGAGTAGAAGGAGTGTTAGCGTTAGTACCACCAGACACCAATGGGTGAGCTGTATTAAACAGAGACACGCCATCACCACCAACGTAGGCAGAGTTGAAACCGTTGTTCAAAACGGCAGCAGCTTTAACCTGTTTGGTGTATGCCATAGCACGAGCCAAGCCTTTAGTATAGCGAGCAGACAAAGAATCGTAGAGGTTATCTTCGATAGCTTCTTCTGTTAAGCTAAAGCCAAGGGCAATAGTTTCGTGGTTGTAGCGAGCAGTCCATGCTTCTTGTGCATTGTCATAGCTGATGGCAGTACCTTCAGGCTTGACTGGTGCAGCAGAGAAACCAGACAGTTTTGTCTCTTCTTCAAAAGAACGCTCAGAGGTTTCTGTTTCATAGATCTCTTTGTGTTCTTCACCGTAACGTGCATACTCTAAACCGAACAAAGCGTTCAAGCCTGGGAGCAGCTCTTTCAATAGTTGTGCGCGTGAAATAGCCATTTGTTAGCTCCTTAATTAAACGCCAGTAGCATTAAAGTAT